CCGTTACTGGTTTGCCTTTTCCAATCCTCGGAGAACAACGGGAGCCTTTTTTGAGTGCTTCCACAAGATGCGGGATTATTGGCGAACCCGTCAGATTGATGGCCGGAATGTAGAGGGTACGGACAAATCGGTCTATGATCGCATTGTTGCCAAGTACGGGCCGGACTCAAATGAAGCCTACGTCGAGGTCTACGGAAGATTCCCGAACACGGGCGACAAGCAATTTGTATCGCGCTCAATTGCGCAAGAAGCACAGCAACGCGAAATCTCAAAAGATGACGGCTCCCCCCTCGTCATGGGAGTTGATGTGTCGAGATTTGGAGACGACAAATCGGTTATCTGCTTCCGCCAGGGAAGGGACGCAAGAACAATTCCGTGGCAGCAATACCGCAATCTATCGACTGTTGAACTTACGAACCGCGTTGCCCAAGCTGCCGACAAGTACAAGCCGGACGCAATATTTGTGGATGGCAACGGTGTTGGTGGCGGCGTTGTTGATCTGCTTAAGTCTCTTGGCTACCGTGTCGTAGAAGTGCAGTTTGGCGCTTCTCCGGATGACAAGGACAGGTATCTGAACAAACGAGTGGAGTGCTGGGATCGGATGCGGGAGTGGTTGTTGGGGGGTTCAATCCCAACCAACCGTGAACTGGTGGACGATCTTTGCAATATCGAGTACGGGTACACGGTCGTGAAGAACCAGTTAAGACTGGAATCCAAGGACGACATGAAGCGCCGGGGGATGGCTTCTCCCGATGAAGCTGATGCTTTGGCAATGACTTTTGCCCAACCCATTGCAAGACGCGACATGAAGTTTGCCCGCCGTACTAGACTACAGCAGGCCAAAGACATAGACTACGCGATCATTTAGGGGGATTTATGGGTTCACCCAAAGTTTCGATGCCGCCTCCGCCGCCGCCTCCGGCGCAAGACAAAGAAGCGATGCAGATGCTTGACGCCCAACGTACTGCCGAACGTCTGCGTCTTAGGCGTATGGGTCGAGCCGGAACGATCCTGACTGAACAAAACGCTTACGGGAAAGCATCCACGATGCTTGGCGGGTAATGTACTACGCCGACGAAGCCATTGAAGCCCTTTGCAAGAGGGCTGATGCGCTAAAGACCAAGCGCAGCACCTTTGAAAACCAGTGGGTCGAGGTTGCTGAACGCGTCCTTCCGGGGTATGCGCGTACTTTCAATGGCGGGCTGAGTACCGTCAAGAACTCCGGTGGTGGTGAAAAGAACACCGAACTGATGTTCGATGCCACCGCCGCTCTTGGGTTGACCAAGTTTGCTGCCGCAATGGAGTCCATGCTGACTCCACGGAACCAGAAGTGGCACAGACTCCGTGCATCAAACCGTTATCTGATGAAGGATCACTCCGTCAGGTCGTGGTTCGATGACGCGACCGATGTGCTGTTTCATTACAGACAACAAGCAAAGGCCAACTTCCAGAGCCAGTTGCATGAGATTTACGTCAATCTCGGGGCCTTTGGAACGGGCGTTCTGTTCACCGATGCCCTGGACGAAGGTGGTTTGCGGTACAAGCAGATTCACCTGTCGGAAGTTGTATTCGATGTAAACCATCAGGGCGTTGTAGACACGGTGTTCCGCTGGTTTGAGATGACGGCCCGCCAGATTTTGCAGAAGTGGCCAAAGCCGGAACAACCGTTGCCTGATGAACTAGCACAGGCGCAGCGGGATAACCCTGACAAGCTGTTCAAAGTGCTGCACATGGTCATGCCTCGTGCGGATTTTGACCCGTCTCGTGCAGATGCCAAGGGCAAAAAGTTTGCCTCTGTCTATGTCCTGTACGCAAAAGACAAGACCAAATTGTCAGAGGGCGGATATACAACCTTCCCGTATGCCATTTCCCGGTATGTTGCTGGGCCTGGAGAACTGTTTGGTCGCTCTCCGGCAATGCTGGTTCTGCCGAACATCAAAGTTCTGAACGATCAAACCAAGACGCTACTGAAGCAAGGTCATCGAACCGTTGATCCGGTTCTCTTGGTTCACGATGACGGCATTATTGATTCGTTTTCATTGAAACCCGGCGCTTTGAATGCTGGCGGTGTTTCTGCTGATGGTCGTCTGTTAGTTCAGGCTTTGCCGGTAGGAAACATCGCTGTCGGCAAAGACATGATGGACGACAACAGAGCGGCCATCAATGACGCTTTCCTTGTGACCTTGTTCCAGATTCTCGTCGAAACTCCGCAGATGACTGCAACAGAAGTCATTGAGCGAGTCCGGGAGAAGGGCGCCCTGCTGTCTCCGACTATGGGTAGACAGCAAACCGAACTTCTTGACCCGATGATTGAACGGGAACTTGATCTTCTGGCGGCACAAGGTCTTTTACCTCCACTTCCAGAAGCACTGCTGGAAGCAGAAGGTGAATACAAGGTTGAGTACGATTCTCCTCTGTCTCGCGCTCAAAGGGCTGAAGAAGCTGCTGGCGGTCTTAGAATGATCGACTACGCTGCAAACATTGCTGCCAACACCCAAGACCCGTCGATTTTGGATCACTTCAATTTTGATGTGATGGTGCCTGAACTGGCAGACATTCAAGGTCTACCGGCGCGGTGGATGACAACTCCAGAGCAGTTGGAACAAAAGCGTTCTGGCAGACAACAAACGCAAGAACAGCAAGCCCTCATCCAAGCACTTCCTGGTGCTGCCGCAATGGCTAAAGCAACGGTTCAACCCAAACAATGAACTGGCTAGAGCGAGCTAGAGACTTTCTCACCTACCGCAAACAGGCGTATCACCAGACATTTTCTGGCCCTCCGGGCCAAGAAGTTTTGTCCGATCTTGCCCGCTTTTGCCGTGCGTTAGACACAACCTTTCATCCTGACGCCAGGGTGCAAGCGCAATTAGAAGGTCGCAGGGAAGTGTTCCTGCGGATTCAGCATCATCTCAAACTGACCGACGAGGAACTTTGGGCGCTCTACGGTCAGCCACGCAAATAGCCCAACGAGGAAACCATGTCAACTGCGCCTGCGGGTACCGCAACACTCACACAAGAGCCTCAACAACAAGAACAACAACAAACTCAACCGTCCAAGTGGTATTCATCGTTCGATTCTGACACTCAGGGTTGGATGCAAAACCGTGGTCTTGTGGGCGAAGAACTGACCCCGGAACTGTTTTCTAAAGCCGTTCAGGGGCACAGGAATGCCGAGAAGATCATCGGCGTTCCGGCAGATCAGATCATTCGTCTACCGAAAGAAGGGGATGTTGAAGGCTATCGGTCGGCAATGGCAAAGCTTGGAATGCCTGCCAAACCCGATGAATACAAGTTGCCGATTCCAGAGGGTGCCGATCCCGAGTTTTCCAAGAAGGCGGCAAACTGGTTCCATGAGGCAGGTTTAACCCAGCGGCAAGCAGAAGCCGTTTCTGGCAAGTGGAATGAGTTTGTCGCTCAATTCCAGCAGGAATCGACCCAACAGTCTGAACAGCAGATCGAGCAAGACGTTCAAACTTTGCGTAAAGAGTGGGGCGCGGCGCACGATCAAAACATCCAGATTGCCCGTAATGCAGTCAAAGCGTTTGGCATGGATGCCGAAGTTCTTGGCAAACTTGAAGCCGCTATGGGCTACAAGGGCCTGATGGAGTTCATGCACAACCTTGGAAACAAGGTGGGCGAAGACAAGTTTGTCACAGGGGAGTCTGCTCTTAAGACTCCTGCCTCTGCGCAGCAGTCTTTGAAAGAACTTGGACTTGACCGTGACTTCATGGCAGCGTTCATTGATGGTTCTCATCCTGGCCATAAGGCTGCGGTGGAAAAGCGGAACCGCCTCATTGAACAGGCGTACCCGCAATGAACGACGCTGAAATCAGGCTAGGTTGCATTGAAGTTGCAGAAAAACTTGCTCTGCGGGGTCAGTACGACCCGCAGGGTGTTGTAGACATTGCAGAGAAGTTGTATGCTTTTGTAGTGCAATCTCAGCCCATTCGTGGGCCTGGGCGGCCCCGCAAGGACACACCGTAAGCACAGTCAGCCCCCTCCGAGGTCACGGCTGGGTGATTAGCGACCTACTGCTAAAACCACCTTTTTTTCCAACTTCGGGAGAACCTGAATGTCTTACCAAGCGAACGTCGCATTCGTTCAACAGTACAAGAATACTGTTGAACTTCTGCTTCAGCACAACGGCTCTAAGCTGCGCAGCGCTGTTTCTAACGGCAACTACAATGGCAAGGCCGCTAAGGCCATTGAGCAGGTTGGCGTTGTCACCCCTGT